TAAGCATCTCTAACATCTATATGGAAAAACAATTCACCTTTAGCTACATTTTTATTTGGAGCTTCTTTAACTTTAGAATGCATAACAATATCTGCTGGTATATGCCATGCTTTCTTTAAATCTTTTCTAAAAATAATAAACGTATAAAGATCATACCTATTAAATTTTTTCCAATCATCAATTAATTTTTTATTTTTTAATGGAATGTATATATACTTCCAGTTCTCAGGCCACTCTTCTATCCATCCTTCATGTACATCTACACTATAGATAGATTTAGAACCATTACTATTTACTTCTCCTACTATATCAAACGCACTACGATCTTCAGGTTGTATTATTAAATCTGGTATATTTTTATATAGCCACTGGATCATAACATCTCTAGGCTGCATTCTTTTTCTCCATTATTTTTTTATAATGTTTGGCTACTGCCATAACCTGCTCTGGTGTAGCATTAGACATTATCTTGTTAGCTAAATGACAAACTATTTGTACATTACCTTTTATGTATCCTAACTTAGGAATAATTCTATCTAGGGATGGTGAACTATCAATAGGACTTCCCTCAGTTCCTCGTTTAAATTTAATACCTAGTGCTGGACACATGTTATCTTCAGGCCATATACTTTTAATATATTTACTAGTAATATTGAAGGGAAGATTTGTTCTGCTCTTTGCATCTCTTGTCATTGCCACCCAAGGTTTTTTTATAATATATTCTTTAAAGTAGTCTTTATTTTCTTGATAGTATTTTTTATTATATTCCCTTTTAACTACTGGATCACTATCCGGCATCATCATTCTCCATAAACTCATTATCGTTTTCTATGAAAGGGTTCTCAGTCTCAGACATCCTTCCAGTTTCTTTATCATAAAATAATCTACATGCTATACCTGTATCTCCTGTATATCTGTTCTTCAGGATACGCAGGGTTGTAGTATTAGCTTCATCTGGATCTTCAGCTTGCTGATTTCTTTCCAAAGCAATAACACTGTCACTTAGATGAGCAATACTAGCCGATCCTCTAAGGTGCGAGAGAGATACTTCTCTGCCGTCCTCATGTCCCTTATCTCCTGTTGGTCTTTTCAGATGAGATACTAAAAGTAATCCTACATTTGTTTCTTCCACCAATGATCTCAGCTTAGTCATCAGCACATCAATAGATTTCCTCTCATCTCCAAACTCTTCATTACCCGATACAAGTATTGATAGATGATCCAGTACTACCCACTTACAGTCCAGTGCCTTCGCCATGTACCTGACACGATCCAGTATCTCATCATTGGATATAGAACCAAAGTGATCAAACGCAAAGAACCTTTCGCTATCTATGGTAGCATTCTGCCACTCTCTAAGCTGTTGTCTGGTAAACTGATCTCGTATTTCTCTGATGTACAATCTGGCATTCGCTTCTACAGACATGATATTAAATGCTGTATTACGTATGCTCTCCTCCATCGCTAGGACTCCTATGGTATCTTCTGTGACAGTAAGGATATGATGCATAAGTTCACGTACAATACTAGACTTACCCATACCAGCACCAGAGGTAAAGCAAACTAACTCACCTGTTCTCATACCATATGTCTTCTCATTCAGACCTACCCAAGGATACTTACACACCTGACAATCCTTCTCATCATACAGGCTTTCTCCAAGTGACGCTAGGTTTATAATACCTGCTGGTGTATAAACTCTGGCATTCCACCATGCTTGGGTAAACTTTTCTCTTTGTCCTGTTAACAGGTACTCATTAGGATCTTTCAGATCTAGGGAGACAACCTTACATTTGTTAGGCTCAAAGAGTTGGGCTACCTTTTGGGCGGACTCCTTCCCCGGCTTATCGTTATCAAAACATAAGACTACATTATCGAATTGATTTAGATAATTAAAGGCTTGCTTACAATTCTCCAAGGCAGATGCAGCACCATTCTTGATTGAGACAACAGGCCACTTACTGCCCATCAACTCATAGGCAGACATAGCATCTATCTCTCCCTCACATACAGTAATAAACTTCCCCTTCTGATTGAAGAGGTTCTGTCCAAAGAGTTCGGCTCTACCTATGTTGCCTTCAGACCAAAACTTTTTTCCTTGTACTTCCCTAACCTTATTAGCTATGTGATTACCGCCCTCATCAAAGTACTGATAGATATGATGAGTAACAGTATCACCTTTCTTTTTTATTTGAACATTATATTTCTTGGCTGTCTCTCTACTAATTTTTCTATCGGGTATATCTCCTAGTAATCCTGTTGTTCTAAGCACTGAGTTTATTTCAACAATCTTAACATCTTGCATAACACCTTCTCCAAATCTTGTCTCACAACTGAAACAATATGAATGTCCATCCATGTGTTGAACATTCGCTTTGCTTGCACCACAATCGGGACAAGCAATCCTCTCACCCCATTGATTCATACTACCTCTCCTTATCCTTTACCTCTTCAATCTCATAGGTTAAATCAGGATCATATCCTAAATGTCTTGTTAAAGTATTACGATATTTAATAGCTTCCTCTGCTTCCTTCTTTGTACGAAAGGTTTCCAAACCTACCTTCCCCATTTCCTTATTCAATATGAGTCTCCATCTAGACATCTCTAAAAGTTTCCCTCCATAAATTATCTACAAAACTTTCTTTATCTTCCATGATATCATTTATTTCCCTCTTTGCCAAGCGTTTTGATTCTTTCTGGCTGTATCCTTCATCAGCATACTGTTTGACAAGCTCTCTAAACAGTTGCCTTCGTTCCTGTTGCCATAGATTTTTAGTCATCGAGTTCAATCCATTTCTTATTAGCTTCTATTTGTTTTAATATAGCATTCTCTTCTAGTAATTTTTTATTACTTTCTTGTAGTGTTCTTACTTGTTTATTTAATTGATCTACTGCTGAATGAAGTCTAGATACTATATTATCTTTAGTTTTCATTATCTTTTCCTTTACTAAAGTAGTACTATAATATATATATATATAATATAATATATACATCTATATTATCATGTTTATGGGGTCATGTCAACATAAAATACATGAGCACCTACCTGACCCATAGCTTTAAAGTGAGGATCAGGTGCCCATCTAGGTGTAACATGGCTGGCATGATAGTGTGTGCAACCTACAGTCTGCTTGAGTTGTATGCCCATGAGTGACATTTCTGCAACATCCATAGCTAATAATGCTGAAGCAACATCTTTAAACTCTTCTCGTTTACCATCACAGTAATAACTAAACTGACATCTATTCCTAATAATTTTTCCTTTGTATGTTTTAGCTTGGTGTACTACCTCACAGATTGTGTTAGGATATTTACTACTTTCTTTTCTTGTTAAGACTACACCAGCTACAGCTAACATGCCAATAAATTCTTCACCTCTAGCTTCATGATAAATAGCTTCAACCAGACACTCAAACTCATTAGCTTTAGCTGTAGACAGCATAGTAATCAACAACATAGACACGAGTAATAATTTTTTCATTACTTAAAATCCTAGTATAACTAATAATAATACTATTAAATCCATCATATACCTCCTACATTTTCACGTTGTATGTCATCATGGTTTAACTCAGCCCAGTAAATCTCTAAAGCCTCAGTGTTTTTTCTTGCTTTAAATCTGTGCTGTTCTCCTGCTGGTACAATAGATAAGTCACCAGCTTTTAGTAAGGTACTGTCACACAACCCATAGTCTTTCCATCTTTCTATTTCTAGTTCACCTGATACTACATAGAAAGCATTGATCTTAGACTGATGCTTATGCTGAGAACAGTAGCCATCTTTGTTTACTTTAATTCTATGTATCTCTATTGCTGGTGATTGAAGTATAGGTTCTGTACTACCCCAAACTTTACCTTCCTTGATGCTCATTTAGTTAATCTCCACATGATGTAAGGTTTCCCATTCTCATCTGTTAAAGTAATAGCTTTAACATTGGGGTTAACCTTTTGTTTTCCCACATAATTCCATGTTAAATCAGGATCATTCTCCATTTGTCTTTGAGCTTCATCAAAGAACTCTTCGTTCTCCGCATAGAATATAACTTTAGACATAAATAATAATGCAAATATCATTTACTTCTCCTTATATATAATTTGTAATTTTGATACAATCTCTTTAACTATACCGTCAAGGTAAGGTTGTAGCCCTGCCCGATGTATATTAAATAGTTTCTTATGTTGTTCAAGTTCTTCTTCAAGAGCCTTGATCTTTAAATCTTTTTCGTCAGGTTCTTGTACTTCTTCATCTGCCATTATTGTCTCCCTTTAAAATAGTTTTTCTGATCTGTATAATCACATTCAAGACAGGTATAATAATCCCAAGGTGTGGGATCATCAAGGTCTACTGTCCACTCAATATTTGTACTGCCACACTCAGCACATCTACACTTAGCACTACTCATCATCGTAGTCCGTTAGGTCTTCAAACTCCTCACATCCACAGATGGGACACTCAAAGCCTTCGGGCATGTCTTCCTTATGTACATACCCACACTCACTACAAACATACTTATGTTTAATCATCTTTCTTCTCCTATGGTAACTTGCATTCAGAATGTTTAATAAACTCTTCAAATTCTTTTTGTAGGCTTTGAGTGTCCCATTTTATTTCCTTCATTTCTTGTTGAAGGTAGCCTACTTTTTCTTTTAAAGTTTGAACGTCATGTTGTAGTCTGTTTATTAACAGTTCCTCACTCATCTTTTCCCTCCAATGAATTGATAGCTGAAAGTAATTCTCTGACATCAGCCCTGTAGAGTGACCAAAACTTTTCTTTATCAAAGTCACCTCGACTGTTGTCAGCTTTCTTTAAATTTTCTAAGGTTGTCTTCTTTATTTCTTGGATACGTTCAGGATTAAGCTTCATGTTACATCCATCCTAATAATAGTCTTGTTTCTTCTGGAACCATTTCCATACTAAACGGTGGGTCAAAAGTAGTTTCTACGTGGACACTCCTAACATTTTCTACGTACCCTGCTTGTCTAATATCAGAAACTATCTGATCAGCAAAAGGACAGAAGGCACTCGTCAGTGTATGGATTATAGAAACCTCATATTCTTTTTCATTGATAGCAATATCATAGATCAATCCCAGATCATATAGACTAGCCGAAGGGATCTCCGGGTCATATACATTCTTGAGATTGTCTATGATATTTTGCTTATCAATCATGCTGCTAACGCCTCCCATTCTGGAGAAGCCAGCATCTTCCTCACCTTATCTTCTCTGTTAACCTTCGCATTATGAGGAGAACTGCCTCGCTTACTATCAGGATGTGAAGACCAGTAGGTAGCTGCATTGTATGCAGTCCAGAGGGTTCCTTCCTCTCTCTTACCGTAAGTTTCATAGTGTCCTCGTCCATGTATGTGACGGTTCTCTTCATCGAAGATCTTCATGAGGTTAGATAGCATTACCTTATTAGCTACCTTCTTCTTACTGACATTATCAGTACGTTGAGCCAGTGTTTTAGTGAAGAGATTGATAGCCTCATACCTTTTTACTGGGGTA